CATGAAGCAACATATCGTTATTGTGGAAGTAGTTCCATGTTTCAAACACCGCCTGAGAAAGATATAACCTTTCCAGAACCAGAAGTTGAATTTCGACTGACACATGATGTGTTTAAAAAGACCATTAACGCAGCAAACATATTGGGACTTCCTGAAGTGGTTGTTGAAGGTGATGGAACCGAAATAAGATTGTTGGTATCCGATACAGGTAATGTATCATCGGATAATTTTTCAACTGGTGTCGGCCCTACGGATAAGACATTCCGTATGATTTTCAAAACAGAAAATTTAAACAAAATCATGGAAGGGGCATATGATGTTTCACTTTCTTCAAAACGAATTTCACATTTCAAACGAGAGGGCGATTCGTTACAATACTGGATTGCATTAGAACAAAATTCAACTTTTGAGGAGTAATAATTATGTCCGAATCTTTATTATGGGTTGAGGGATATAGACCTAAGACCATCGATGAATGTATACTTTCCGAAACAATTAAGGGAACTTTATCAGACCTTGTAAAAGATGAAAAGGTTCCCAATCTCATGTTTACAGGCCCGTCAGGAGTTGGTAAGACAACTGCGGCACGAGCACTTTGTGAACAAACAAATAGCGATTATCTAATTATTAATGGTTCAGATGAGGGTCGAATAATCGATACCCTGCGAACCAAGTTGACTCAATTTTGTTCTACTATTTCCTTTGGGGGTGGTAGGAAGGTTGTAATCATAGATGAAGCGGATTATATGAATCCCGATTCTGTTCAACCAGCCATGAGAAACTTCATTGAGAAGTTTGCAGAAAATTGTTCATTTATTTTCACTTGTAATTACAAAAATCGAATTATAGATCCAATTCATTCACGATGTGCAGTTGTGGATTTTGGATTGGGCAATGAAGAAAAACCACATATCGCAGCCCTGTTCATGGAACGATGTGTGTCAATGTTGGAAACAGAAAATGTAACTCATGACAAGAAAGTAATTGTAGAACTAATCAATAAACACTTTCCAGATTTTCGGAGAGTGATAAATGAATTACAACGATATGGTACTTCTGGAAATATTGATTCTGGTATTCTTGCGAATATTGGTGAATTAAATCTTAGTCAATTGATTTCTACATTACGAGAAAAAGATTTTCAGAAAATGCGCCAATGGGTTTCATCAAGTGTAGACAACGATCCAGTATCAGTTTATCGTAAAATTTATGACAAATTATATGAGGTATTGGAAAGATCTTCTATACCTCCAGCAGTATTAATTATTGCAGATTATCAATACAAATCGGCCTTTGTTGCAGATCAAGAAGTAAATCTTGTTGCTTGTTTGGTTGAACTAATGGCAGAATGTGAGTTCGTATGAGCCCGTTCGACTTTGTAAATCAGATTAATCATGGCAAGAAGAATCTGATGGATGCAACTCCCGAATTAGAAAGGGAGTATAAACAGTTCATTATAAATCGTGCATTGAGTTTTAATCACGATACGGTACTTTATTCAAATGAAATGAATGTCCAAAATCACCTAGATGCGAAACTTCAATTCGACTTTTTTCTAAATATAATCAGACCGAAGAAACGGTATGGAAAATGGTTGAAACGTGAAAACAATGGAGTTCTCGAATTGATCAAAGAATATTATAAGTGCAGTTATGCGAAAGCGAGAGAATACTCTACTTTACTTGATGATTCGCAACTGGATATTATTAAACAAAAAGTTGATATAGGTGGTTTGAAAGGACAAAATGAGCGAAAACATAATTCAAGCGATGATTGAAGTATTACTAAAAGAGCCTGATGATTTCTTAAAGGTACGAGAAACCCTTACACGAATTGGAATTGCATCACGCAAAGAAAAAACTTTATTTCAATCATGTCATATCCTGCACAAGCAGGGAAAATATTACATAGTACATTTTAAAGAGTTGTTTGCATTAGATGGCAAGACAACCAATTTTTCTGAAAATGATGAAGCAAGACGAAATACGATTGCCAATCTTCTCGCAGAATGGGAATTGATTTCTCTTGTTGAACCAGATAAATCATCAGAACCTACAGTACCATTGAGCCAGTTAAAAATCCTGTCCTTTAAAGAAAAGGATGAATGGGAATTAACTCCAAAATATAATATTGGGAACAAAAGGGATACTGATGAGAATGACGAGTGATTTACAATTTTATAAATTATTTTCAAGTGTAAAAGACCCCAAACGAGCCACAAAAGGTTCGGCATGTTTTGACTTGTACTCTTTTTTGCCAGACAACTCGGCAGTTTCGGTTTATATAACCCATTCTGAAGAGTTGGAAATAAGAAATAGATTGGTACAAAATGAAAGAGTACAAGTTAATCCTAATGAACGAGTTTTGATACCTACTGGACTTATTTTTGATATTCCAAATGGATATTCAATGAGACTACATCCAAGATCAGGCCTCGCATTGAAACAAGGTCTGACTCTAGCAAACAACACGGGCATAATTGATTCGGATTATGTCGAACCTGTTTTTGCGATGATAACTAATATTAGCGGAACAACGCAATACGTGAAACACGATGAGCGTATTTGTCAGGGTGAATTGTTTAAAGATGAAACATGTATCTTAGAAGAAATAAGTGAACCGCCTGAAAGAAAAACTGATAGAGATGGAGGATTTGGTTCAACAGGAAAGGAATAATCTTGACTTATATCTTGCACAAATGGACAGTTGCTACAGTTCAAGTAGTATATTATATTCCAGATTATTTACACATTGTGAATGAATTCGTGTGGCAGACAGAAGACAGAGTACCAGAATTTCCACGTATAACTAAGTTTTTAAATTATTGGGACAAGCACATTGATGGCCCAATAAAAGAAGTGTATATTTACGATCAAGGTCAAAGTGAGGTCAGGGTAGTAGATAGAAAATTTAAATTGAATTAATATGAAAAGACCTAAATATAAATTGATAGTGAAAGATGCAGGAAGTTATGCAGAAGATTCACTACTGAAACTGTATTTTACAGTTTTAAGACATCGCTTTCATCACCTATGTAATGGTGATGGATGGCGAGACTGAGGCTGACCATAGTGGTAGTCTCACAACCAATCTCAAGTCCTGTGCTATGGATTGAGATTTCTTCAACACCAACCTTGCTTATATAAGGAGGCATTATGGTAACATCACTAGCACATCACTCAAATTTTACCGCAGGCGATTTAGAACGATTCATGGGTCTTTCCATTGGATTCGATTCTATGTTTAATCGTCTTGCAAATTTTCCACAACAACCAGAAGGTGGAGCATATCCGCCCTACAATATCCGAAAAGAAGATGACTATAAGTTTGTCATTGAGATTGCCCTTGCAGGGTTTTCGGAAAAAGATGTTGAAGTGGAACTTACGGAAAACGTTCTTCATATTCGTTCATTGGGCGAAAAAGGAAAACAAAATCTGGATACACCAGATTACGTTCATAGAGGAATTGCGAATCGCTCTTTCTCTCGTAAGTTTACTCTGGCCGATGACATTGTCGTCAGGGGTGCAGAGTTTCAAAATGGTCTTCTTAACATCTCTTTGGAAAGAGTTATTCCAGATGAAAAGAAACCACGCATGATTCCAATCACAAATCCAAATGTGATTGAACATAAAAAGAAGTAATTATACCTCTTCCCCCTACTAATATATACTTTAGTGGGGGGTTTTTTATTTTTTAATTATTCGCAGGAGAAAAATTATGTTACCATTATTATTATTCAATGTTATTTCTAGTCTTGTCGTAGACAAAGCAACAGATTTAGCAACCGAGCACGTGGAAAGAATGATAGATGATCTACTTCCAAAAGAAGCAAAAAAAGAACTGGATAAATTTATAAAAGATGATCCTGCACATACTTTCACAAATGCTAAAGATGCATTGATGGGAGCAGTTGAGGGTAAATTGCCCATAATTAAAGCTGATGGGACACTCAAACCAATAGAAATGACATTCACAGTTAAATATGATCCTACTACTGGATCAATTGATGTAGATAAATCTTAGAAAGGGATATTATGGCAGTCAAGATACCAACTTATAATGGACACCTGACAAAAAACTTTGGGTATCAAGAAATGATAAAAAGTTCTACTGCTGACCGTTTAGGTATCTCAAATGATGCAACAAGAGAACACGTTATTAATTTAGTTAATCTCTGTAATTTTATTTTACAACCAGTAAGAGAAGAATTTGGAGTTATTCGTATCAATAGTGGTTATCGTTCTCCAGCATTGAACAAGGCAGTAGGCGGATCAAAAACAAGTCAGCATTGTAATGGACAAGCAGCAGATTTTGAATCTACAAGAATTTCAAATCCAGACCTCGCAAAATGGATTTCTGAAAATTTAATATTTGATCAACTCATCTTAGAATTTTATGATGGAGTTGACCCAAATAGCGGATGGGTACATTGTTCTTATGTTCTTGATGGGAGTAACCGCGGTAAAGCAATGACGGCTCTAAGAGTCAATGGGAAGACCCAATATAAGTCAGGCCTTCTCACATAGAATAAGAATATGAAAATTGAAGATAATTTTTTAGAACAAA